GCCCATGGTCGAAACTGATGCCTGGAGTCAACGACTTCGTGACCATCCAGAAGATCGTGACTATGCACGGACAATTTTAAAACAAGCAGGCTGGTAGTAGATGAGTGCAGACATTGATATCGACTTTGCTGATCGATCCCAGATGTTAAAGTTGATTGATCATATCCCGGCTATGCAACAGGTAGACAACAAAGTGCGTAAGCACAATAGCGGAGTTTATCTTACTGACATTCCTGTAGATCCAGTGCACGGATGTGCTGCAATTGATTATTCCGCAGCTGATCGGCGTGGATACTTCAAGATTGACTTCTTGAATATGAGTGTATACCAGCTAATTCAAAATCCCGAGCATTATGCAACTATGCTCGCAGCAACTCCGCCTTGGGAACGAATTTGGAATGATATAGCCTGGGCTAAACAGTTAGTGCACGTGGGCAACTATGCAGATTTGCTAGCGTCAATGCGTCCAGACTCTATACCCAAGATGGCTGCGTTTATCTCAATTATTCGTCCAGGTAAAGCACACCTGCAGCAAAGGCCCTGGGCAGAAGTGTTTCCTTTGGTATGGGATGGAGATGATAGCCGGGGTTACACCTTTAAGAAGGCACATGCACTTTCATACGCACTGCTAGTAACACTACATATGAATTTGCTTAGTTGATTCGTCTGACCAATGTTATACTCTTGCGCTTGGACTTTTTGCGGCCAAGATCGTTTAAGCTGCACACTGGGCCATGGATAATCTCAAGATCTCGATTACTAAAGGTGCGTAGATAAGGACGAAACAGATCCCACTCGTGTTTGAGAAAGATATTGATGGGAATACTGCGATTGCTTTCCCACCACCATGTGTTAGCCAGCTCGATGAATATTCGTTTCAGAGCAGCATCTAGTATGTTACCAAAGTCGTAAATGGTGGTGATGGCGTCGTCGCGATTTTGAATGATACCAACATACTCCACGCCTGCGTATGAACACAGGGTGATAAAAGGGTACTTAGAAGTTAGAGTTTGGAATATGTTTTCACCCATCGCGGACTATTTATATGTTCTTTTTTTTGGTAAATATAGTCTATGTATTCAACGCCCGTATATTTATATCAGCAAATTCAGACAGTTTTATTGATTGATATCAGTGGGGCTTACTTTGACCGGAGATGGCAACCAGTGTATGCAAAGAAATTAAAACTCAACTTGGGTGTGGATAACGTGATCCTAATCCAATTTCAAAATCAAGATCAGAAACCCGTAAACATTTCTGGTTGCACGTTTACCTTCCGCATTATCAGTCAAAACGGTGAGGACTTGCTGTATGCAACTGAATTAGTTGCACTTAGTGCCGCACTGGGTCGAGCCAAGGTTACAGTTCCTGCTGCCGACACTGCATATTTCCAGGCACAACCTGCAAACTGGAGCCTGGAGATATCATCCGGCAACTTAGATCAAGCTGTGCTAGTTGATGCATATTCAAACGCCCGGGGAGACATTGATATTGTTAATTCTGTGTTTCCGACTTTTGTTGCTAGTCAAGTGCTGACTATCCCTAGTCAGGCAGCTCAAAATAATGTATTCTATTCTAGTACCGTAACAACTGACGGGTGGGCCATGACCACATTCCAAATTGACACTGTTGGCCTAACCGGTAACTTGACAGTACAAGGCAGTACTGGCGGAACTGCCAATACAGTAGAGTGGTACAATATTGCCTTTGAAGACCTCAAGGCCGGAAACATTGCTAACTCAGTTTCTTTTACTAACTCCACTGAGCGGTTAGGGTTTGATGTTGAGGGTTACCATCCTGAACTACGACTAGCAGTGCAGATTCAATCAGGAGCACTACCAACTATTGTCTACCGGTAACCACTTAGTGTGCTAATTACTTGATGAGTAAGATTAGGAAACTGGTTGTATTTGGAGATAGTTGGACCTTTGGTGATGAGTTAATGGCACCGGAGTTGGCGAGTCGACCAGATCGTTATACGGCAATGTCCGAGAATGATCAATATCGACTACAGCATTGTTGGGCTCGTCATGTAGCTGATCGTTTTAAATTAGAACTAGTCAACTTGGCCTTTAACGGCATGAGTTTGCAGAGCATGATTTGGACAGCATTGTGGTGGGTCAACAATCACGATGTATCTGACAGCCTGGTAATAGCAGCACTTACACTAGATCATAGAACCAGTTGGTATCAGGACAATGTACCCGGTCGAACTCCGGAATGGAACATGCACATGCATTCGGCTTGGGAACATACATCTGGACCCTGGAAGGAAGTAAAACAAAATTACTTCCAATATAGTCAAGGAGACATGCTGGATCAGTATCAACGACAGCAAGCGGTGTTATGCTTTGACAGCATTGCTGATCGCTACCAGATCCCAGTGATTCAATTTGATATACATCCAGATCAAACTCCATACTATGGAAAACAACATGCTTATGTTGGCGAAGCTGCCTGGAACTGGATCGAAGATAATCGAGCAAAGAACAAACACCCTAACGAACAAGGGCATGTTTTGATTGCTAACAGGTTGATTTCGTGGATAGAATCTGTTAAACTTATGAAGTGATAGACCTACTCGCTTACTTGCCGGCTCGACGAAAACAAACCTCTTCGGGTTGGCTTAGTTTTAACTCGCCCTGCTGTGTACACAACGGGCATTCGGCTGATCGTAGGCAACGTGGAGGTATCAAGGCAACCCCGGACAGCTGGAGTTTCCATTGCTTCAATTGCCGATTTACTGCAAGTTGGCAACTGGGCCGCAATCTAAGCATCAAAGCTCGTAAGTTTTTGGGTTGGATAGGAGTATCAGACCATGATATCGAAATGCTTAATATCGAAAGCTTGCGACATCGCAGTATACACGGAATCATTGAGGATCGACAGCGAACTGCCGAACTGCTACTAGGTGTTGAGTTTAAAGAACGCGACCTACCACCGGCCGCTGAACTACTTACACCCGAGCATGGTGAGTTTTGGCAGTATGCTCGTAATAGATGTGTGCCCGAAGACTTCCCCCTAATGACACAGATACGCAACGACGGTGTGCACTGGACTCGGCCACATGTGATTGTACCATTTACATATGATAACAAGATTGTAGGTTATGCTTGCAGGTTTGTAGACAACAAACAACCAAAGTTCATAAACGATACACAACCTGGTTATGTGTTTGGCACAGATTTGCAGCAGGCCGACTGGCAACATGTGCTAGTCATGGAAGGCGTATTTGATGCAATCTGTATCGGCGGTGTTGCGGTATTGCACAACGACATCAATGATGCGCAGGCCAGGCTGATAAGAAACTTAGGGAAAGAAATCACCGTAGTCCCTGATCATGACAGTGCAGGTATGGCCCTAGTTGACCGTGCAGTAGAACTAGGGTGGGCTGTGAGCATGCCCGATTGGCCCCCGGGGATTAAAGACGTTAACGATGCAGTGGTCACATTTGGCCGGCTGGCCGCACTGCTAACTATAATGCAGGCCAGGGAAACTAGTCGAATCAAAATAGAACTAAGGAAGAAACAACTTGTTAAAAAGCTACGATAAACTTTGGGTACTTGGTGATAGTTATTCTACCCCAGGTTTAATTGTCAATCCACAAGATAGTTTTTGGGGTTTACCTGCATTAAATAGGAATAAGATTTGCTAAAAGAATACAGAACTGACGTTCAAAAGTTGTTTTTGGAGATGATGCTAGAGGATGCATCTAGCTATGTCCGCGTTCAAAATATCTACAATCCGGAAAACTTTGATAAGAGTCTACGCCCGGCTGCTGTATTCATCAAGGAGCACAGCGATAAACACAAGACCATGCCGGATCGCTTGCAGATCTCTGCCACAACGGGTATCAAGCTACAAGCTGTACCGGACTTGAATGAGGGGCACTTTGAATGGTTCATGGAAGAGTTCGAGTCGTTTACACGTCGACAAGAACTTGAACGGGCAATTTTAAAAGCAGCAGACTTGTTAGAAAAGGGCGATTACGATCCAGTTGAGAAACTGATCAAGGACGCAGTGCAAATCAGCTTGACCAAAGACTTAGGCACAGATTACTTTGCAGACCCAGCTGCACGGATCAACAAGTACTTTAATAGTGGCGGCCAGGTTAGCACAGGTTGGCCACAACTGGATAGATTGCTGTACGGTGGTTTTAGCCGCGGAGAACTGAACATCTTTGCAGGCGGATCAGGGTCAGGCAAGAGCTTGGTCATGATGAACATTGCACTGAGCTGGGTACAGGCCGGACTTAGTGGAGTGTATGTTACCCTGGAACTTAGTGAAGAACTGACCAGTTTGCGCACAGATGCCATGCTGACCAGCATGAGTACCAAGGACATTCGCAAGGATATCGGTACAACTGAGCTCAGAGTCAAGATGATAGGCAAAAAATCTGGCAACTATCAGGTCAAAGGACTTCCGGCACAGAGCAACATCAACGACATTCGTAGTTTCTTGAAAGAGTATCAGATCCAAACTAACAAGCGTGTGGACTTTGTCATGATTGATTACCTGGACTTGTTGATGCCGGTGAGTGCCAAGGTTAGTCCCAATGACTTGTTTGTCAAGGACAAGTACGTGAGTGAAGAACTGCGTAACTTGGCCAAGGAACTGGGTGTGTTAATGGTGACTGCAAGTCAGTTGAATCGTAGTGCTGTGGAAGAGAATCAGTTTGATCATAGTCACATTAGTGGGGGCATTAGTAAGATCAACACAGCAGACAACGTGTTCGGTATCTTCACTAGCCGTAGTATGCGCGAGCAAGGCAAGTATCAGATCCAGTGTATGAAGTCGCGTAGTTCAACCGGAGTAGGACAAAAAATCGATCTTGAGTACAACATCGAAACTATGCGTATTACTGACGAGGGCGGAGACAGTGCCGGTGATCGCCCAACCAGTTCAATTATGGATGCAATCAAAACACGTAGTCAAGCACAGGCGGCCGACAAGCTTGAAATTAGTGATACTGTAAAGTTTGAACGTGCGCCCAGGGCCGACGACGTACCAAAAATCTCGGCTGAAATTCAATCAACCAAGCTCAAGCAATTACTAGGGCAGATTAAGAAATCTTAATCACTCTACGTATAGGCAGTAATTTAAATAAATAATTCAAAGGCCATGTGAGCATGCAGAAAAAGACACGCAGCATATTAGAAGAATTAGACACGCTGTACCAAGAAAAGCATTCTGATCAAGATCGTCGGTACATCATTGAATCTCGCGCAGCTAATGTGATTGCCAGTGCCATCCGCCTGGTGGAACAAATTGAGTCCAGCTACACCCCGGAACAGGCAGATAACCTTGTGCGCAAGTTGTTTAATGCAATACGTACCAAGGATCAAAGTAAATTTACAAGAACAATGAGGAGAACCGATGCTAACTGAAGGCGGGAACGTATTCAAAGGTGCCGATGGTACGATTTTAACACAGCGTATCAATCAGGCCGATGTCATGCCTACAGTGAAGTGGCTGGAACAGATCACCGGTGTTGATTTTACACAAGACAAAGCCGCAGACGGCAAGCCGGCCAAGTGGCTGGGCAGTACTGGGCGCAAGGCCACATCGGGTGACCTGGACCTGTTGGTGCACGATGCTGACATTAGCAAAGAACAGCTTGCTGCCAAGCTGCACGCCTGGTGCGTATCACAGCGTGTAGATCCTAAACAGTACATCAAGAAGACTGGCATCTCGGTGCATTTTTTCACAGCCATTGATGGCGACCCCAGTCATGGATTTGTACAAACAGACTTTATGTTTACTGCGAACCCATCATGGACAGTGTTCTTCTTGAGCAGTGATCCGGCGTCTGCGTACAAGGGCATGAGTCGTAACATCTTGTTGAGTTCTGTGGCCAAGGCCATGGGATACAGAATCAACTCCAACATTGGTCTAGTAGATCGAACCACTAACCAATTGGTTCCCGGGGGAGACAATTCCGACACTGTTGCCAAACTCCTGCTGACTCCGCAAGCCAATACAGAAGACATGTACAGTGTAGAACGTATTGTTGCTGCACTCAAGAATGACCCCAAGAAGAATGCCAAATTATCGGACTTCCGTGAGTTCATGATCAAGTCTGGCACTCCGTTAGACGAGAATGTCAACTACACAGATGTAGACTGGATGGCACGACTGCGTGACCGGATCATGGTACAGGGCATGCAGCCCTTGATTGAATCCTCGCTTAATGAAGCCGAGGAAGCCGGCATCGGCGGCAAGGCCAAAGGCATCGAACACTTGGAAGATTATGTGTTTCGTTTTGGAACACCGGGTATTCAACGCGCCTTGGACATTGTTAACGCAGCAGCAGCAGCACCTGGCAAAACTACCACAGTCAAATGGGACGGTAAGCCAGCTGTTATATTTGGCCGCAAGCCGGCCACAGGCGAGTTTGTGCTCACAGACGGATCCGGGTTCGAAGCAAAGGGATACGATGGGTTAGCCACAAGTCCTAAAATGATGGCGCAGATACAAGGCATGCGCAAGGGAGACCGCACAGAGCTGATCAGCATCTATGCTGGGCTGTTTCCTGCGCTCGAAGCTGCCCTCCCGGACAATTTTCGTGGCTATGTCAAGGGAGACTTGCTGTACTATCCACAAAACCCCTGGAAAGAAGAAGCCGGCAACTATGTATTCACACCCAACACTGTAACATACCGCATTCCGGCAAACAGTGCGCTGGGACAAAAGATCAAGCAAAGTCAAACAGGCGTTGCCATGCACACACGGTACGATGATGTGGGTGCACCCCGCCAGCCACTAGGGGATATTAAATTCAAACCTGTGCAGGGATTGCTGCTAGTTGACCCCAGCACAAGCGTTCCCCAACAAATTACCCCAGATGCACAATCAGCAGCAGCACTACAGCAAATTATCAAAACACAAGGGGCAAACATCACAGCCTTGTTCAATCCCAATGATTTAAGAGCAAACAAGATCACTGACCTTGCTCGGTTATGCGTGGACTTTGTTAACACCAAGGTGGGCCAAGCCTTGCCTGATGCCCGGACACTAGTGGCCGACTTTGGTAAGTGGCTGCAAAGCAAAGTATCTCCGCAGAAGTTCGATAACATTGTGACTTACCTCAAGAGCAAGCCAGGCAACTTGTCGGGCATGGCCGCCGCTTTCCAAGCATTCTTGCTGCTGCACAACATCAAAGAGAATATCCGTGCACAGTTAGATGCACAACATCCCGGACAAGAGGGATGGGTCATGGCTACCCCTTCCGGCTATGCCAAGGCAGTGGGTCGCTTTACCCCAGATGCGTTTGCTGCGAAGAATCGTGAACAGAATAATCCGACTGCGTGATCGCCATTTTTTATCATCTTGTATAAATAAAGTTAGGGATTCGATTCCCATAAATTAGGAGATTTAAAATGGCATTTTTCCCCCCAGCAAGTGGTGACTCACAACCGGTATTCGCGTTAGATATTAACAATGGCGCCCAAACAGGTGATATTAGTTCTGATGCATTGGTGCAGATGGCAGGCCCCAAGCTTGACTTTTTCAAGATTATTGTTGAAGATGGATCACAAGCCGCTATCGACCTGACTAACGAGTTAGGTAATGTCACATCCGGTGTGTTTACACCAGGTGTTGTTAACCAAATCAATCAGTGCATTCAGTTGAAGGCCACGATTGCTATGTATCAGGTTGAAGCTGACAGTTCGGGTCAACTCAGCATTGCTGTGTATCCGAACGCTGCCTGGACTGCTGCTGATTTGCAAGTTGCTATCCGTGCCCTGGGCAACGTTCAGATCACAGCCAGCAATGGTACAGTGACAGGTGTTAACGTTTCTGGCACAGACGTTACTAACCCTGGCTTCAAGCTAGCTTAATAGTTTTTTGTGTTATCACAGACCCCGGTTATTATCCGGGGTTTTTTCTTGGCCTTAAATACCCCGGTATGCGTATACGTTGCCGAGCCTTTTTTGACATCACCCGGACTGAAGTTAAACACAACTTCCACAAAAACAGAATCCCGTTCACTGATGCAACCGGCCGGCTGATTGAAGATGTGGCCGGCTGGCACCGTGCTAGAAATCAACAACGCAATTGGGAAACTGTAAATCAGGTTATATCGTTGCGCACCCTGCCAGAGGAGATTGTTCCTTCGAAATGCATTGAACAAGACGGGCAACGTGCGTGGCAGTTTGACTTTGTTGTGAACAACCCTGCATCAATTGAGCTTGACGGAAACCCAGTGGGTGTTTTTGAATCAGACTCCAGAGATGTGCCCATGTTGGTCGGACTTGATGAAACACACCAGTTAGCCGACCGCTTGCTGCCCGGCGTCAACATTATGTTTGAAGTTATTTAAGCTAAATATTGTCACTATAACAAGGACAGCGTAATGGACTCCAAGGATATCGAAAAGAAAAATCTCGAAGCACATGTTGAATTATGCGCTGTGCGTTATAAATTCATAGAAGAAAAATTAGATGCAGTAGACGACCAATTAGTCAAGTTGGCCACTGCAATCGGCGATGTTAAAACAATGATGCAACACATGTCAGAAAAGCGCAATACTCAACTTATCAGTTGGGGACTGGGGATCATGGCTGTAAAGGTCTCAATCATTGGATATTTGTTGGCTACTTACGTTATTAAATGAAACCACAAGTACTTGAAAGATTGAAACGTATTGTTGAGCCCGACTTATCGGAACTGGAAAAGAATTTAATTTTTCCCGAGTCTGATGGATATCGAGTTTTTAAGCAGTATTTTATGACTCCCGAAGAAGGGGCTATTAAAGTATTTAAAAATGAAAGTGCACAGGCTGTATTCTCCAGTGTTAAGACTGCGCTGAGCTGGTGTGTATCTGACAAGTACAGCCAACGCAGATTGCGGGACGAGATTGAACGCCTGGATGCTAAGAAGATGCTGCTGCAGGCAGATCTTGCAGTGCGGTCAGCATCGCTGGGTAAAGGCACAAAACGAGAGCTGCGTGCCATAGCCGAAGACAAGATAAATGAAAGAAAATATCGTTTAAAACGATTAGACCTTCAATTAGCCAAATGTATTAATTTGGCTAAATATTGGCAATTAAGAGGATTTAACAATGAAACTTCACGAACTGGGCAGCAGCCGTCCCACCGAACAAGTCGCTAAGGTATTCGAAAGTATACTAGGGGACCGCGTTGATTTCTCCGGCATCAACCGTGCAAAAGCACGTCGTATGCTTGATAAAGTTCAGGCCTTGGTGCGCGAACACAAAAACAGTCCCAGCCGCCATTACAGCGAACGTAATCCTGACTACATGCGTTTGGTCATGATGGGTCAAGCACTGACCAGCGTCATTACAGAAGGCAAAGTTAAAGAACTTGCGGCTGATATTGCAGATAGCAAAATGTCAGCAGCTGACTTCCTGGCCAAGTACAAGAAGACCAAGGCCGAGGCCAAGAAAGAGATTTCTGGCCAGAAGGAAAAAGTCAAAGAAGCGGCTGACGTTACTGACTACAATCCAAAAAGCCAAGGCGGATCAAGAAAAGAGCTGTTGGCAAAGTATGCCAAGTCTGGCAGTGCCAAGCATGCCGAAGCTGCTCGTCGTGCCGGCGCTACGCAGGCTGAATTGAAAAGTGCTAAATCTAAAGCATTAGGCGAAGCTATCATTCCTGGCTCAACCGCAGTTCCGGGCGCTGCCCCCGGAACACCACAAACCCCTCAGCAAGCTGATGCTGCCAAGAAGGCACAATCAGCTCAGGCAATAGCAGCAACCAAGGATCCCAAACTAAAGCTTGCACTAGGCAAGGCTGCCAAGGGACAAAATCTCAATCCTGACGAACAAAAGCAAGTGGCAGGTGCTGCTCTTATGAAGACAGAAGCCCGTTTACGCCGCCGCCTGCGCGAAGAAAACGAACTGCAAAAGAGCCAAACAATCCTGGCCATGCAAGACATGGTTGACCGTATTCAGAAAATGACCGAAGATGTTTCTGAAATGCAATTCAAGGACTTGCCGGCTATTGTGCAAACTCTCAAGAACGAAGGCAACCAGGATCAAGCTGCTCAGCTGCAAACCAGTACTTCTGCTGCGCTGACCCAGCTGCTGCAATCGCTGCAAGAAGGCAAGACACAGCTGGAACAGTCCCAGGGTATCTTGACTGGACAAGCTTCGCAAATTCCAGGCATGGATGCAGGTGCAGCACCGGGCGGCTTGCCTTCCCCAGATGCGCTAGACGGAGCTGATGGTATGGGCGGTGAGCCCGAACTACCGCTCATGCCAGACGATGACGAAGACGAACTGCCAGCAGTCAAACTGGGCCGTGAGCGTCGATAATGTTCTTATTTGAACTTGGTGAGTTTGATCCCGACACAGCAAAGTTGGCAGCACTAAGCCAGTTTTTGTTGGGTCGTGCCGACGATACTGATGCTAAAAAAACAATTTCAGTCAAGAGCTTTTTGCAATTGGCTGCAAATCAAGGCATTAGTTTAACTCAACAACGTTTGCAGGAACTATCCCAACAACCTCCTTTGAGCAATATGATTGCCGCAGTCGAAGACGACACTGGCAATGTGGTATTCAAAGGTGGCGATACCAAAAAGCCAGAAATGACTGTGGACAAAGCACAGGACACCGTCGATCGACTGGCCAAACGCGCTGCATCCCGCAGCATGTAACCAAACCTACTTGTTTTTTATCTCAAGTTCTAGTAAACTCCTTACTAGGACTTCTTTAACCTATGACACGACTTTTACTCGGCAAGCTTGAATTTTACATCACCAACGTATGCAACCTGACCTGCGGCGGATGTAATCGGTACAATAATTACAACTTCAGAGGTGCACAGAACTGGAATGACTATAGTGAAAATCTAGCCAAATGGGCAGAGAAGATCGAAATCAATCATCCGGTAATTCTAGGCGGAGAGCCACTACTTAATGCAACCATTACCCAATGGGTTACAGGACTCCGCAAGTTATGGCCCAGATTGGGCGCAGTACAGATACAAAGCAATGGCACCCGTATTGATCAAGTGCCGGGATTATATGAAGCACTTGATAGAGGTAATAATGGGTGGATCGGAGTCAGCGCACATAGTCCGGATGATCTTGAAGAATTGACTCGAAGGATCAGACGCTTTCTTCGGGGCTATATAACTGAAACAGCTGATCCCAATCATCCTACTGGGTCTAGATATCAATTTTGTGACAGCTACAATACAAAAGTCAATATATGGATGAATGATCATTTTGTACAAAGTAATATTATTGAGCAGCCCAATGGAAGATTTGGATTATACAATAGTGATCCAGATGCAGCACATGCTGTCTGCGCATTTGCTAAATTCAAAAATTATCACTGGATTCGTGGAAAAATTTACAAGTGCGGTCCTGTTGCATTAATGCCCGAATTTGATCGACAACACAATTTTGATATCAGTGATGAAGATCGAATTTTGTTAAATAACTATGATGCATTGAGTGTTGAGGATTTTGATCAGCGAGGCGAAGAATTTTTTCGAACAATTGACAATGTAATCCCCCAGTGCAAATTTTGTCCCCAGCAGTTTACATACGATCCCATAACATTTTCCAATCGAAAGAAGGATTGGAAGTTGGTTGTTAACAAGTAACAATACACACAGTTAAGTCATCATGAAAAAAGAAGTAGAATTGGCTACCACCTAGACCATAAGTATAGTATAACAGAGGGATTTAAAAATAAAGTTCCTCCTAAAGTCATTGGAAGTGTTTACAATTTGGAATTTATTCCGTATAATGTAAATATCAGTAAAGGAACAAAGTGTTCCATTAAATTAGAGGAATTATATGTCTTATTCAGCTGCCGTAATTGATCACTACGAAAACCCACGTAACGTGGGTAGCTTTGCCAAGGACGACGAGGATATTGGCACCGGCATGGTTGGAGCCCCGGCTTGTGGCGATGTAATGAAATTACAAATCAAAGTCAACTCAGTAACAGGACTAATCGAAGATGCGAGATTTAAAACGTATGGCTGCGGGTCGGCGATTGCAAGCAGTTCTCTTGTTACAGAATGGATCAAGGGTAAAACGCTTGCCGAGGCAGGTAGCATTAAGAATACACAGATTGCAGAAGAGCTCGCCCTCCCTCCGGTCAAAATACATTGTAGCATTTTGGCCGAGGATGCCATCAAAGCAGCAGTAGCAGATTACCGTAAACGACATGATAACAGTAACTGATATTGCAGCTGGAAAAATCAAATCGGCCATAGCTCGTCGAGGGCGAGGAGAAGGCATCTTGGTTGGGGTTAAAACAACAGGTTGCTCTGGACTTGCTTATGTGTTAGAATATGTGGACAATGAAAATATTCACTGCATGGAACTCCATGACTCTAACGGGGTACGGGTGTTTACTGATCCCAAATACAGACCCTACCTGCGCGGTATGACAGTAGACTATGTGCGCAACGGTCTCAATGAGGGATTTGAGTTTCGTAATCCAAACGAAAAGGATCGCTGCGGCTGCGGCGAAAGCTTTAGAGTATGACTGAACGTGAGCTAGGACAGATGATCAAACAGCAACTCGTAGACCTTAACGAGACTATACGGCACCTGGCGTTACTGGGTGTTACTTGTGAATTAAAATTAACCAACACCCGTTACGGTGACGATCATGTTCAGCATGTGTATTCCTCAATTGAGGTTGACTCTTTTCGCAAAGTATCTGTCGGCCGTAAGCCTATTGAAGATTAGTAGTACAATGGACGAAGAAAAATCCAACGTTGCCAAGGGCAGGTACAGTTTTGATGTAACAGTAGATGGCATATTGGTGCCATTTTTTAATAGAAATGTTACACCTTATCCCACTGAAGCAGGCGGCCACAAATTTGATCTAGTCCCGGTTACACAACAAAAAGACATAATGATCAATCATGCCAGGATGTATGCCCAGCAAGAGTATGATCGTATTGTAGAACTAGTAGCAGTATTAGAAAAACAAGCACAGCAAATCAGACGCCGCTTAGAGGTTACAGATGCTGTGCATGCAGCCGAGTATCAGTTTCAGATTGTAATGGGCAATTGTTACTGGTTAGCCTGGGACAGCAGAAAAGAAAGAATGATACTGACCCATCATGGTCCAAACGACTGGAGCAGCGGTACTCCGGTTGACCTAGTGTATCAAATCAAAGTAAAATACATGGGCGACCATACCTGGCTAGAAATCAATGAAGAATAAATTTGTACAGTTGTACAGTGACATTGCGCTGCGGGTCTCTAAACTCAGCCATGCCAGGCGACTACAGGTGGGAGCTATTGTGGTCAAAGATGACCGTATCATCAGTATTGGCTACAACGGCATGCCCGCTGGATGGGACAACAACTGTGAAGACGAAATTCGTTATCCTGATGCACATGGTGTTACATTAAAAACTAAACCAGAGGCGTTGCATGCAGAGTCTAACGCGATTTCGAAACTGGCTCGATCTACAGAGTCCGGACTGGGGGGAGAGTTATTCATTACCCATAGTCCTTGCCTTCAGTGTGCTAAACTTATTCTACAGTCTGGGATTTGTCGTGTTTATTTTGGTAAACATTATCGAGATGATCTCGGGGTAGAGTTTCTTAAAAAATCCGGTGTCGAAGTACACCAAGTTACACAAAATGATTCCACAACGATATAATTACGCCCCTATTGACCGGACCACCATCAATGGCAAGCGGCATTACTGTTTGCCGGATGGCACCAAGGTTCCCAGCGTTACCACAATCCTGGACAAAACCAAGCCGCAAGAATCTCGCGATGCACTGGCTAATTGGCGAAAGCGGGTAGGCGAACAACGAGCACAGGAGATCACCACAGAGGCAGCCGGCCGTGGTACCCGAATGCACTCCTACCTTGAGCATTATGTGTTACAGAATGACATGAAACCGTTGCCGGCCAATCCTTTTGCGCAACCAAGTTGGTTCATGGCAGCGCAGGTTATTTTGGAGGGCCTGTGCCATGTGGATGAATATTGGGGTGTAGAGGTACCGGTGTATTACAGCGGGTTATACGCAGGTACTACGGACTGTGCGGGAGTGTGGAAAGGCCAGCCTGCAATCATGGACTTTAAACAAACCAACCGGCCCAAAAAGCGTGAGTGGATTGGGGACTATTTCATACAACTTGCAGCCTACGCCGCAGCACACAATAGCATGCACGGCACTAACATACGCGATGGTGTTATTTTGATGTGTGCCCAACCCACCTTGCTGGAAGACAGCAGCTATACCAAACCTCAGTATCAAGAATTCCACATCGGCGGGGATGAATTTGATCACTGGCATGATCAATGGCTTCGCAGAGTAGACATGTACTACGCAGCAACCAACTAAATACTGGATCACACAAGGAATCCAGTCGTGGCCATAGTCCAAGTATCCAGAATAACCAACCGTAAAGGTCTTACGGAAAATCTCCCCCAGTTAGCCGGTGCCGAACTGGGATGGTGCCTGGACAGTCGTAGACTGTTCATTGGCAATGGCACCTTAGAAGAAGGTGCACCGGCAATTGGTAATACTGAAATTGTTACACAATTTTCAGATATTGCTGTTCTAAGCCCGTACACCTATCAGGACAGTGCAGTTGGTTATACAGCACAAACAGGCCTGACACCATCAGATCCTGTAGTGCGAACCATTCAACAGCGCCTTGACGATTACGTGAACGTACGGGACTATGGTGCTGTGGGTGACGGCACAACCGATGACTACTCTGCTATTAACCAGGCATTGGCCGACTTGTACTGTCGGGCCACCAACACACAAGTGCGACGCACCTTGTTCTTTCCTGCTGGCACATATCTAATTACCGAAACATTGGTCATCCCTACCTATGCTAGTTTAGTTGGAGAAGGTGCTCAATCGACTATTATTGTACTGGGGGACAACGAAGATAACAGCACAATAACTGCTGTTTACGTGGCACAGTACGGCGATAGTAAACAACAAACTGGTGTTAATATTGGCAACAACGGTGCCATTGCTCCTAGAAATATTACGATCTCGTCGATGGCATTACAAAGCAACAAAGTAACCGACTTATTCTTAGTCGAGCAAGCAACAGAGTGTTGGTTCGACAGTGTTGATTTTATCGGAGCATTGGCAGCAGCAGACATAACTGCTAATCTAAACACAGATAATATTGCTGGCATTCGATTCACCAACACCAACAGTGTCAGTAATATTTGTAACTATATCACGTTCAACAAGTGCAGATTTTCGAACTTGACATATGGACTCAATACAGATGAACAAGTACAATCTGTGACTATAAGCAATGGCAAGTTTGATACCCTGTATCAAGGTGTTGTGCTAGGTGCCGGAACACCCCTTAATGGCGGTCCCACTGGATTTCGCACTGTGCAGAACATGTTTGACAACATCTATGCCGAGGGCATTGTGTACGACGACGTAAGCTTAAACGCTAGTGCATATAATGTATTTTACAATGTCGGTAACAGCTTTGGTGGTAGTAACCCTACCGGTCCTTGTATCAGATTTGGATCCGATAACAACGTATCAATCAATGATATGTTTGAACGGTCAGACGCAGCCGCCACAACTTACTATCCTAGAATTTTTGTCACCAGCACCGGTACAGTGACTGGAGGTACGCAACAGCAGCTGGGTCGATTTGCTAGAGAAAACGGGCGTTATATGTTGTTGCCGGATGTTACATCTGGAGTCGTTTTTACATTTAATAAAACGCAGACTCGAGCTGTTAGTGTCGATTATACTATAACGCACGATACCTCAGCAAGGCACGGGGTTATATTTATTTCTGCCGGTGCCACAGTATCGTATAGCGACGACTTTACTGAAGATGCCACCACTTATGTTACATTAGGTGCTACACTATCAACTAATACTGTAAGCTTGCTATATTTAACGGGGAGTACTGGAATCGACGCCGAACTGACCTACTCTATTACCCACCTTGCTTGATGTGGCCAAATACTGTTGACCAACGCCTACAATCTTGGTACGAGTTAAGGCAACATGCTTCTACGGTCGATCTTGAATCTGCACTAGATCTTGTTAATACTTGGTGGTTCAACGCGCCCTGGCGGCCCTACCATCTTCACTGGGACGATCGGCAAAATTGGCCAGATCCCTGGCAATTATTAAGCGATAACATGTTCTGTCCACTTGCTCGCGGGCTTGGTATCCTGTATACTATAACAATGCTAAACCGCCCAGATATCCAGGATGCCGAATTGACCGACTCCGACAATGACAATTTAGTCCTGATCAGCAACGGGAAATATATACTGAATTGGGATCCAAAACAGATCGTAAATACCAGCCTACCTGTGCTGGTAGGACAAAACAATTTTACTCAAGCAGTAGCAAAAATCAAAGTCGGATAACAATGAAATCAATTACCGTTTTAAAACGCGATGGTAATCGCGAAGACCTGTCCTTGGAAAAATGGCAGAATCAGATTGCAAAAATCTGCCAAGGTATATCTGACGTGAGTCAAAGCATGATCGAGATCAAAGCGCAGGTACACTTTTATGACGGTATCACTACCCGCAACATCGACAACTTGACCTTGCGTGCCATCGTTGATCTAATCGATATGGAAAGCAATCCCGATGTCGGGCACACCAACTACCAGTACGTAGCAGGTAAGCAACGTTTATCAATGTTACGGAAAGATGTGTATGGCTCCTACGAGCCTCCTCACCTGTACGAGATTGTGAAACGAAATGTAGAAACTGGATTATACACTCCGGAACTGTTGGAGTGGTATACCCGCGAAGACTGGAACAAGATGGAAGCAATCATCGACCACGAAAAGGATGAGCTATATGGTTATGCTGCGGTTGAACAACTGATTGAAAAGTATCTAGTTAAGAACCGTGCTACCAAGGAAACATATGAAACTCCACAAGTTCGATACATGGTCGCGGCCGCTACTGTATTTCACAAAGAAGAACCGAACAGCGCGAGAATGCGCTACATCAAGGAGTACTACCAAGCTGCCAGTGATGGTTTATTCACTCTGGCTACTCCTGTTCTTGCTGGGCTTGGGACCCCTACAAAGCAGTTCTCTAGTTGTGTGCTCATTCGTAGTGATGATGATCTTGACAGTATTTTTGCTAGTGGTGAAATGATGGCCAAGTATGCTAGCAAACGTGCTGGCATTGGTTTGGAGATTGGCCGTCTGCGTCCACTTGGTAGTCCCATTCGCGGTGGTGAAATCATGCACACAGGAATGATCCCGTTCCTGAAGAAGTGGTTTGGCGACCTGCGTAGTTGCAGTCAAGGAGGTATCCGCAATGCTAGTGCTACTGTATTCTATCCTATTTGGCATCATCAGTTTGATGATCTTATCGTACTTAAAAACAATCAAGGTACCGACGAGACCCGGGTGCGACATATGGATTATGGGGTCGTGCTGTCCGCTTTCTTTTGGCGCAGATTTAAAAACAAAGAGTCTATCACCTTCTTTGACCCAAACGAAGTACCCGATCTATATGAGGCATTTTACACCAACACCCAACGGTTTGAAGACCTGTATGTAAAGTACGAGAAACAAGCGGGCCTGCGTAAAAAGACCATGAATGCAGAAGATGTATTCAAGGGTGGTATTCTCAAAGAGCGCACTGATACTGGACGTATCTATCTTGTATTCATTGACAATGTCATGAATCAAGGTCCATTTGATCCTGAGTATCATACCATATACCAGAGTAACTTATGTTGTGAAATTCTATTACCTACTAAATCTTTCAAGCGCCTCGACGATGATGCTGGCCGTATTGCTCTTTGCACACTCGGAAGTATTAACTGGGGCGCGTTCCGTAATCCTGAAGACATGCGCCGGGCTTGCCGCATCTTACAGCGTAGCCTCTGTAATATACTGGATTATCAAGATTTCTTGAGCATTCAGAGTAAATTAAGCAATGATGAGATTCAACCCCTGGGCATTGGTGTTACTAACCTGGCCTACTGGCACGCCAAACGCGGCTACAAGTATGGTGAGAAAGACGCACTCCAAGAAGTCAAATCCTGGATGGAGCATTTGGCATACTACTTGACCGAAGCCACTGTTGAGTTAGCTCGGGAACGTGGTTCTTGCCTGCACAGCGATAAAACACGATACGGACAAGGCACCTTCCCCTGGGAACTACGTGCCGCAGGAGTTAATGAGTTGGCAAACTTTGCACCCGAGCTTGACTGGGAGACACTGCGCAGCAACATGAAGCAGTACGGTGTACGCAATGCCACCCTTATGGCCATTGCTCCGGTAGAATCCAGCAGTGTGGTTATCAACAGCACCAATGGCATTGAAATGCCCATGAGCTTGATCAGTGTCAAAGAAAGCAAAGCGGGATCGTTTACACAAGTGGTTCCGGAGTACCATAAATTAAAAAACAAATACCAACTGATGTGGGATCAAACTGACTGCGATGGATACTTGAAAACTGCTGCGGTACTTGCAGCATATGTGGATCAAAGCATAAGTACTAATACATTTTATTCGCCAAAGCATTTCCCGGATCGCAAAGTGCCATCTACTTTAATTGCTAAGAATTTAATGCAAGCACATTTATGGGGTTTGAAGACAATGTACTACTCACTTCTCGATAAACAAGGTAGCAAAATGGATGCAGAAACGCCTCCAAATATGCCACTTGAACAAATTGATTTTGATGACGAGGAAGATTGTTTGGCCTGCAAATTATAATGGACTATCAAAAAATATATAATAATTTAATAAATCGTGAAATTACACGAACAGGGTATGTTGAAAAACATCATATCCTGCCCCGTTGCATTGGTGGATTAGATAATAAAGAAAACTTGATTAAATTATATCCTGAAGAACATTATCTTGCTCACTTACTATTATGTAAAATCTATCCAGGCAATCAAAAGTTGTTATATGCCGCAATGAATATGACTACTGGATCTATGATTAATAACGGTAAAAGAAATAATAAAGCATATGGCTGGTTGCGTAGGCAGTACTCCGAATCTATGTCAGGCGATAATAATCCTAATAGACGTAATCCTGATATACAAAAAGAAGCCGCCAAAAAAAGAGTCGGTCAAAAACGCACAGAAGAAACAAAAGCGAGAATGTCTGCCGCACAAAAAGGAAGAACATTTACCGAGGAAACTAAAAAGAAAATGTCAGAAGCTGTTAAAAATCGACCTTGTATATCTGAAGAAACAAGAAAGAAACTTTCTGAAAAATCTAAAGGAAGAGTTGGTCCATGGGTTGGAAAGTCAATGTCTAACGAAACTAAAGCAAAGATGTCTTTGTCTCGCCAAGGTAAAACAATGTCAGAAGAAGCAAAGGCAAAAATGAGAATTGCGGCAACGATTAGAGAAGAAAATAAACGTAAACAAAGAGATTTAACATAATGTTAAGCAGAATCTTATTTCGGCGTGACAAACATCGAAGTTGACGCTGCTGGCGAAATCTAACAAAGGAAAATTGAAATGAAAAAATTATTAGTTATATTAGGATTTATTTTAGCGTTTAATGCACAAGCACAAACCAAAGGCATTACCATATGTGACGGGCACTATGCATTGTGTGCAGCATCTACTTGCAAGCCCACCGGAAAAACAATTACCGGCACCTCCGGTATAACATATCCAGAGGTAGAATGCCGTTGCCCAATACTTAAAGGACGTGCAATTGCTGATACCGCTGCAGGCAATATGCAAGGGTCATGCACTGCTACTGATGATAAACATGTTTGGAGTTTATTTGCTCCTAAACTTTTCTACCCACAAGAGGCTAGTGACTTTAGCAAAAAGCCAAAAGATATGAAAGCAACGCTACAAAAATGCGATGCTAGTTTGAATCTTGGTAATAAATCTAGCAACTGTTTTAGTTGGAATTGCCTTAAAGGTGCCGACGGTATCGCAGTATGTTCGTGCCCAACGGGACAGGTGCCAGCAGCAACTACGTTCTTAACAGAAGCAGGACAGGGAAATCCCGATATTTGCTCTCAGTATCCAGTAAGTCTGCCCATCCAAAACCCACCTGGCAACTAAGATAAAACATGAACAGTCTTGAAAAGATTTGGGCACGAGCCACTGGGCATTTGATGGGTGAGTCAGATCATGATCGCCCGGGCGTGCCTATATTAACTCTTCAGGAAGCCCGAATAGCCTTGTTTTTCAAGACGTTTTGGGTTATAATACATGTTATAACTTGTGGCTTTATTATAGCCAACACAATCAGGCACTGGTAAAATGTCAAGACAACAATATGATTTAAAAACTAAAACAGACTACCTTAATCGGACGATGTTCCTGGACCCGGCCGGCCCTGTGACTATCCAAAGGTTCGAAGAAGTCAAGTATCCCAAGATTGCCAAGTTCGAAGAGACTGCACGTGGGTTCTTTTGGCAACCCGAAGAGATTAGTCTAAGCAAGGATGCCAACGACTTCAAAGACGCTAGTGAATCAGTAAAGCACATTTTCACCAGCAACTTGCTCAGACAAACAGCCCTGGATAGCTTGCAGGGTCGTGCACCCAGCCAGGTATTCATGCCTGTTGTCAGTTTGCCCGAGTTAGAGGCCCTGATCTACAACTGGACATTCTTTGAAACCAACATCCACAGCAAGAGCTACAGTCACATTATTCGTAACATCTATAATGTTCCCAAGGATGTGTTTAATACAATTCACGACACTCAGGCCATTATAGACATGGCCAGCAGTGTGGGTCAGTACTACAACGACTTGCACCGTGTAAACTGTGCAAAGGATCTAGGACAGCCGGTTGACGAAACTGAACATGTCAGGGCAATTTGGATGGCCCTGCATGCCAGCTACGCACTGGAAGCATTCAGATTTATGGTGTCGTTTGCCACCAGTCTGGCCATGGTAGAGAACAAGATCTTCATCGGCAACGGTAATATCATTGGCCTTATCCTACAGGACGAGCTGCTGCACAAGGGTTGGACTGCGTATTTGATCAATCAAGTGATCAAGGACGACCCCAGGTTTGCTGCTATCAAAGCCGAATGTGAGCATGATGTGTACCAGTTGTACCTGGATGTGATCAGAGAAGAAAAAGAGTGGGCTGACTACTTGTTCAACAAAGGACCAGTAATTGGGCTCAACGCAAACATCCTCAAGGACTTTGTGGACTACACCGCAGTCGGCGCCTTGAAGGATATTGGCATCAAGTATCTTGAGCCAGCACCAAGGTCGACCCCGATTCCTTGGTTCAACAAGCACAGCGATACATCTAAGAAGCAAACAGCACTGCAAGAATCTGAAAGTACCAACTACGTGATAGGCATTATGTCTGACTCGATAGATTACGATCAGTTACCCAATTTATAATAAGGAAAAACAAATGCAAGCTATTGTATGGAGCCGGGACCAATGCACTTATTGTGTACAAGCCAAGGCGTTGTTAGACGCCCGCGGCATTGATTATGAAGAACGCAACATCATGCAAGACTGGACGCGGGAGCAACTGCTAGAGGCAGTACCGACAGCACGCACGCTACCACAAATCTTTTTGGACAATGAATACGTGGGCGGTTTTACAGAGCTACGGCAACGATTGAACTAAATTAATACATGACTACACCATCAGTAAACCAAATTTATACATTCAAGATGACCACAGGCGAGGAAATTGTCGCTAAGATTGTTTCCATCTCCGACGATCACTTGATTGTTTCTCACCCTATCTTGTGCGCTCTTAGCCCTAACGGCTTGCAAATGATGCCAGGCCTGTTTAGTGCAAAAATGGAGCAAGATGTACGGCTAAATACTAACAACATAGTAATGATCGCCGAAACACGCGAGGATGTTCGCACCAATTGGTACCAGGCCACAACCGGTATTGTACCAATTTCAAGATCGATTATTACTGGATAACCAAGGACCAGATCATGCCCGGAGTTGCAACAGTAGGTAGTACCGGTGTTCCACACGTCGGAGTTCCTAAAGTCAACTCCGGCAGTCCAGATGTGCTGGTTAACGGAAAAGCCTGCGCCCGAGTTGACGATAGTATTGCAGCACATCAATTCGGGAAAAAAGTTCACACTTCTAAAATTGGCACTGGAAATTCAACTGTGCTAGTAAATGGCCGACCGATTGCTATTATTGGTAGTGTGTTGATACCAAGTTGCACTACTTTAAACACAGGCTCAGCCGACGTGATAGCGTAAACTATGAGTTACGGTACCTATAGTCCATTAATGTTGATAGCAACCAATGGTTTGATTCTGAACCAGGGGTTAGATCCTAATCCCAATCTCATCACCGGGCTTGATCAATACACCAGTGTTGAACCAGTTGCAGATATTCTTTTGGTAATTGCCAATGCAATACCAGCTGTGTCTGCAAATGTAATATCACAATCAACATTTAATTCAATTGTAACACTAGGGAATACAACCTTTCCGGCCCTGACTGATGCTATCCCTAGCGACTATACTGCTAACATGACTGCAGCATACGGTAACACCATCTATGGATCTACAACAGTCATAGACACACAGATTAACCGACTCTTGGGCAACATCAATGGCAGTGGTTACGATCTGGGAATTTTTACACAGATTTATTACAGTAGTGAAGGATATCGTGTCAGCACCAACACGATATTGAATTCAGTTACCAATAGTGATTTAATAAGTTCAACCTTTACTGACATGAACGCACTAACATCGGGCGGCGTCAGCAATGTTAACGCAGACTTTGAAAAGTTTGGTGCCGACTTACGAAAGCTAGGAAGCTTAATCGATCTTGGTAACTTGGCAAATCTGGGACAACCTGCTGCATTGCTCCAACAAATGGCAGCGGTGGGCGGTGTGATACCGGCGATATACACAGCGTTGTTGTTTGCCGGGGTCACACAAAGTGACATTACTGAATCAAACAGCTTGGGCACTGTAACTCCCAAGCTTAATAAAAAAATATACACTGCCCTTACTACAATCACCGGCAGTGACCTGGCTCAGATTTTAAATTTACTGGCAGTAACCACACCGGGTATCGCCACAGCAGCTGATCTACTAGATCCGTTAAAGATATTCCCGACCAGTTACGGCACATTGGTTACACAGATTTCGTCAAACACAGCTACGTCACCAAATCAACAAGTACAGGTACTAATCTATACAGGCAC